CGCCTTTGGCAGTGTGCTTAACAACTAAATATTATGTTGAATAGCTACGGGTTTTGTGGTTTCATTTTGTAAGTTGTTTTAGACAAAATGAAACGAGAAAGGGCAGCACGGGATGCAATAAAATCGGTAGTTTTGTGCAAAGCATAAGCCCGATAAGAACGATTTATGAGATTGGAGCCTCTACGCCGTTTCGGGCTTATTTATAGGGTGGCCACTTTTGGAAGGTGGCCATTTTCGTTTGATGAAGTTATTGAACTTTCAAGAAAAAATGAAAGATATTTGCGCGAGGCACCGATTTTATTGCATGGTAAGCTGTTTTTGCAGCGGCTATTTAACATAAAATGAGTTTTAAGTCACTGCAATCTATAGGCGAAGTAGGGCCTTGTGTGGCGGCTGCTTGTATTTGCCCAATCGGGCACCCGGATAGGGACAGTTAACCTTCTTCAATAGCCGAATAGCACGGCTCGCATACTACCTTATCTGTCGGCTCATTGTTTAAGTATAGCCGGTATTGTTTCCCGTAGATTATATCTTCGCATACGCAGCAGGGTTCGCAAGTGGTGAGAACCTCACGCCAGTCGATGTTGATAGTCAGTAATGGCTTGGCCATATTATTGTGTTGCCTTCCATGCGTGGTATGCAGGGGTGTTGTAAACGCGGTCTCTTACTTCTAAAGGTACATTTCTTTCGGGGACAGGGGTTATTTGATGGCCGCAATTCCAGCCTCCCCGCAAGGTAAGGAAGTTTGCCGGATTAGTCCCCTCTTTCATACCGTGAGGTAGTCCGGTCTTATCGTAGATAGTGACCTTCTTGGTTTTGCCGGTCTTGTTATCCTTGTAGTATAAGTCTTTAGCCGCTAATAAATCGGGTATCTCTGACACGTGAAAATACCTCCTGTTCTCAACCATAGCCTGACAGAAGGGGCGGGAGGTCATTATCTCGCTGTTCCGGTAGGCATACCACTCAAAGCCCAATGAATTACTGACTACCTGGTTGTATTGCGCGGCATAGGTGTTGATGCTATCGGTTGTTATGGTCTTGGCGTACCTTGTCAACATTCCGTCCGACTTATCAGTATCGGTCAGGGAGTTTAATAACTGCTCGTTTAAAGCCTTGTAACTTCCCCCCGAGGTGATATTTGTTCTCAGGATATCACTTATCGCATCTCCGATATTGGCCGCTATCCCCGATTCGGTTAGCTGCTTTACCGTGTCGCCAATAGCCTGCGTCCTGATCTCTTTTAACAAAGGGCCGGGCTTAAACTTCGACTCTATACCCTTCCAATATTCGTTTTGTAGTTTGCTCACGGTATTGAATGACTTCACAAACTCCTTAACTTCCTCCAGATAATCATCGGTAAGAATAAGCCTTGTCAGTTTGTTCTTGATGGACTGAATGATCTTTAGGTTGCCGACAGTAGGTTTGATCTTATCCCCCTTCAGGTCAAGACGCTTCAGTTCCACCACCAATTCCTGATACATCTTCTTTTGAGCATTGGGAATAGATTTATTGAACCGGCTTATTGCCTTGTCAATCTCTTTGAGTATGTCGTTAAAGTCGGCCATTTACTACACGTCTGCGGGTTGGTCTTCCCCTTCCTCAATAGGGTTCATTAATGGAACAATCTTTGCGCCACTATCAACCTTACCTAATACCTCGTCCGCGTATCTCATCATCACCGCTTTCTGATCTTTTAAAGGTTTTGATGCGAAGTCCGGGTCTTCGTCGATAGCCCGCTGAATAAACTCATTGATATTGGAACTGATGATATAAGATTGTGGTAATATACCCTTGTTACTTAACCGGCTCATCTTGTCATCCTCGCTTATGTTGGGCAGCGGGTCAAGTTTAATCACCAGCGAAACCATGTCTCTTACCGAGGTATCGTTATTAAATAACTTACCTGCGTAGTCTACCTCCATCGCGTTCTGGATAACAGGGTTTAGCTTGCTGTCCTTCGCCTGTTTCAAATCTTCCTGCAGGTTCTTGATAGAGAACAGGTCATATTTGTCAGGAACGGCTATCGAAGGCAGCATCTCTTTGATCTCTTCCATCGAGTACAAGTCCTTGTAACGATAATCTGCGATGAGGCTATAAATGCTGTCCATGATCTTTACTAAATCCTCCGCTATGGCGTGAACGGTGTTGTTCTGTTCGTCCCTGTCCACTGCTTTGGCTACACCACTCTGGCTAAGAGCGACCGAGGCGAGTTCCTGGAAGTTGATCGCCGCGAGTGCGTCATAAATATGCTGGCGAACACTATCCTCCATCAGTTTAATAATCTCGCTGTCCTTCTCTACATAACCAGCGGGAGGCGTAGGGGGATTAGGAAGTCCCATACCCGCGGGTTTTAATAACTGAACAGAGTATGGCCCCGATGCTACATAGCCTTGCCCTTTACAGGTATCGCAATCAAGTTGCGCGGGTGCAGTTCCGCCTTCGGTAAACGATGGGTTCATTCGCCTTCCCGTACCTTTACAAGTTGTGCATTCATTAGAAGTGTACTGCCACTTCTCAGGGTACACATGAAGCACTTTAGCCGCCTGCAGGTCGCTGTATTCCCTGATGGCTTCGTCTAGCTCAGGCAAGATACCAGCAATACGACTTTCATAAAGAAAATTATCTCCCTGCGCCTCCCTGATGATACCGCCTAATTTAAAGAACGGAACCCTTCCAAGACCGTGCGGGTAATCGAGAACAAGACCGTAGTTACCCCTGTTATCAGTCTGATCGTACTTCTGGATGCGCTCGCTGTCTACCACGTAGTAAGACTCCCCCTTATAAGAGTGATCCTTTCTTCCCGACCTGACGGTGTACCAGCATCCCTGCGGGTCACGCAGTATCGCGTGATCACCCTCTACATATTCAATCACATCACAACACGCAAATATCTCTGGGTAGGGTTTCAGGAATTCTGTAGGATCTACCTCTGTCGTTAAGGGCATGACCATAATAACCCCGTTGGGATCGGTGAGGTAGGGTTTCAGGCAGACCGAGAACAACCAGTTAGTTACACTTGTAAAATAAGGGAAGTTCTTTTCTGTATAATCCTCCAAAGTTTCGCCCTTCCTGATGCGGGGGAACTTACTTGCCAGGTCTTCCTTGTACTTTATAGACCAGTCCGGCGAGCGCCTGATCTTACTGAGGCTCGATATTATCCGCCAGAAAGTGGGCTTTGTTTTGGGCACCCATATTTTCTCCCGGTAACACTTGACCTCATCGGGTTCGTTGGGTCGCCGGCACTCAATCAATTCCTGCGGGTACACCCCATCGGAGTGTGGCATGAACGCCCTGCATATTCCTAAAGAACGGTCGTGGTAAAAGTGTTTCCTTTCACCGCAGAAATATGGTTTTAAATAGTGATAATCTAACATGACTTACATTTTTTCTCTGTCTTTGATAATACTTTTTTTGTCCATCAATGGAAATATATGCTGCACCTTCATCTTGGAACAGGCTATTCTCATAATGGTGTTGTATAAGGTCTTTAAATCTCCCGTAGCGTAGTTACTCCCGCAACTGAGCAGATAGAACTTGTTGTATACGTCCGCTGGATGGGTTACATGAATCTTATGAAGCCGCGGCCATAAAGCAGGGCACCACTTGTACACATGAGGGTGGATATCATAGAAGGCTGTAGCAATGTTTATCGCCAGTTCGTCTGGTACCTGGTTGCCGAATTTCATCAAGGTTTTCAGTTTCGGGTTCCTGTACACCTTACGCGCCATCCTAAACATGTCCTTTACTTTCTTGGTCTTTCTGAAGAACATCACTTCACTCCTCCATTGGTATATCCTTCCCTCGATCTTGTGTACTTTCCTGATTTCCTCTGGATCGGCCCAGAAATAATATTTTAGGCTTTTGTCCTCGGTATGCCCTTCTGTGATAGAAGTAAACTCGACACCTTCTAACTCATCGAACAACTCGGAAGGTTTCTTCTTGGGCATCCACGCCATATCGACATCTAAATACAAAGTCTCCTCGAAAGGGCTTAGCTTATCCAACTCTAACTTCACCCCAAATCCGAATGAACCAGGCAAAAGGATCATGTCATCAAATATTCCTTTCTTGTCATCGCTCAGGTGAGACAGAGATTTTTCGCTGTGAACCACCACAACGGGCATCTCCGGCTCGATAGATTTTATCGAAAGGCACAGGTTATAAGCCATCCTCCCATAGTAACTGTGCCCGCAGGCAAATAATATGATTCCTCTTTTTAGCATGGTTCAACGTATGAGTATATAAATGAAAAAGGCGATGCTGTTACTATCTGAACGGGGTTACCGGGTGATGTTTCGAGCGCGCATATATACATCTGTGTCATGTTCTGCATCTTCTGAACCTTTGTATCACCATTACACTGCATGTAGTAGAAGAAGTCGAAGTTGCCGGGGTTGCCGGTGCCGTCGTTGTAGTGAATGAGATATCTTCCACAACCTTCTGAGCTTCCTTCTGTACAGAACTCCTCGTCTACGTATTCACTTGTCCCGCCGCCCTCACAAACTGATTGAACGAAAAACTTATAACAGGTACCCGGAGTAAGGTCATCGAACGTGATAAACGTGTTCGTGGTGCTGCTACTTTTGATCGGGTTGAAGAGGTCGCTTGCTAAGTACAGTTGATAATTGTAAGAATCAGGAGCCGACGGCGGGGCTTCCCACGACAAAGTAGATTCATTGGTAGTGATTGCGCCCGACTGTAAGTTTTCAGGAGCCAAGCAACTTTCCTCCGAGCCTGAGATATTAGCGTACACGTCCGCGTCATCATAATTACCGTTAGGACACGTAACCCTGTAAGTAATCAACTTAGCGTTGGTGGCTGATGGAGTCTCTGCATTTAAAGTCACCTCTAATAAACCATCGTTGGTTATTGAAGCATCATCCACGTAAAGGCTGTTGATATACACTATCTCGGCTGTCACCGGGCTACAACAAATACTATCGTTCTCAAAAACGTTGTACTGGGTTGTGCTGCCCTCCTCTAAAGATTCATAGGGGCCGGTCATGCTATCATCCTCTAAAGAAAGCTGGCTGGCCTCCTCGCAGGTCTGGCAGTTATCATTCGTGTAATTAAACGGTGTTACCTCCACTTTAAAAGTGGCTTGGGCTAACGGGTAATCCCTGAACTCCTGCCATGTTATTTCATAGTCCCCTTCGGCTACCAATCCGAGACCCGATAAATACTGCTGTCCTTCTATAGTCACGGTGTCATGCGCTAAAGCAATCTTTAACTTTTCGTGTATATGCTCAGGCAAATAATCAGTGATTGCCTCGTACACTTTTCTTACCCTTGAGAACTGTACTTTGGCCTGACCGTTGGCAAGCCTAAATACATTCCGCTCCTCGGGGAACTGGGGTCTCCTTATGTAGAAGGGCAGTCGCGCCCTGTTATGAAATGCCATAGTTTGCTATTTATCTTATTACTATTATCCCGCTACCCGGACCACCTAAATCTACAGTTATTGTATTAACAGGGTAACTATCGAATACTGCTGATATACCCATATTGACTAAATTGGTTCCATCGCTTACCCACACCTGCACATCTGGTGCGTCCCCGTATTTATCCCTGAGTGATTGGGTGTAGGGTATCGTTACTTTAGGAACATTAGTAAACTGGATGATCGTAGGCTCGCACGAACCTGTATCATCCACCGCTACCGCCCCACTCGAACAGTAATTGAATCCACCGTAGTTCTCCTCGTTCGTGTAATCAATCACGCTTGTATGACAGGTGTCCGTTGAGCGGGTCAGACAATTACTACACGCTGATGCGTCCCCCACCTG